CTTTCCTGAGAGGCTTCTTATCGCAAGAGTGGTGTCGCTTTCTTGAATAACAAGAGTAATAATGGTGAATGGCTCCGGTCTTACTGGTGCCGCTTTCCCCGTTCATAGAGCCTCCACAATGGCCGCAGAACAGTTTTCCGGCCAAGAGGTAATCTACCTTAGCCTTGCCCCTTGCCGGGGCTTCTGCATTGGCTGAGAGCCGTCTTTGGACGGTTTCAAATAGTTCCTTGTCGATGATCGCTGGAACACCACCTTCCTTCTCGATCTCTTTGTAGGTATAGACCCCGATATACCGTTTGTTTCGGAGCATGGATTTGAAACTGTTCCGGTTGAATTCGGCTCCCTTGGCTGTCCGGTAGCCTTTTGTGTTGAACATACGGCAAATATCGGCCACGGTTTCTCCATTGGCATAGAGTTCAAAAGCCTCCTGGACAATGTGAGCGGTATTGGGATTGATGACCAGTCTGTGATCTTCAATCTTGTAGCCGAGGGGAACATGGCCTCCTATGCTGTGACACTTCAAAGCGGACTCTCTCATGCCTCGGGTGATCTTCTGGGAGAGGTCAGCGGAGTAGTATTCAGCAATACCCTCCAAGACGGCTTCCAAGATGATACCTTCCGGGTTTTTGGAAATACCTTCGGTGGCGGATTCAACCTTGACACCGTTCTTCCTGAGCCTCATTTTGAAGACGGCACTATCTTCCCGGTTCCGGGCAAAGCGGTCAAGTTTCCACACGATGACCAGTTTCCATGTCTGGTGTACGCTGGCCGTAATCATCTCTTGGAAGTGGACTCGTTTCTCTACATCTTTTCGGGCCGTGGTAGCACGGTCAACGAAGATGGCTACAATTCGGTAACTCTTCCGTTTGCAATGGGCTATACAGTCCCGTAGCTGTCCTTCAATAGACTGTTCCTTTTGCCGTTCTGAACTAAACCGGAGGTAAAGACATACATCAATCTCGCCTTGAAACAGAGTGGAGGGGTCTTCCCGGAATTGGTTGATCTCTTCCTCTGTCAGCATGGACAGGTCGATGGGGAATTTGAACTTCTTCATACAGCACACCTCTTAAAACGGGGAGGTTCTATATTTGAAATCGGCAATAGATTTCAGGATAAGTTTTGCCTGTTCCTCTGTAAGATTGTCGATCATGGCATGACGCTTTTCTTTGTCCGGTTCATTGGTAAATCGGTCAAATAATTCAGAAATCTCTTTCTTTTCCATAATTGCCTCCCACAAGTTCTTTACAGTGTTTTACGCCATTTGTCTAATTCTATGACCTTAGCCGATAACAGACTCTCCCGTAGAGCCTGTTTTTTCTTTTTGCGTTCTATCGTGTTCGTTCATGGCAAGTTGAATAATACGCATTTGACCCATTGCGTCACAATTTTCAAAGCAAAACAAAAGAGTTTGTTCAAGATCAGGCAATGCCTCTATATCACTTGTTTCTTTTTCTTTATCGTCACTCTCTCCCAATAAATACTCGGGCGTAACTTTGAGGTAACGGGCCAAAACAAACAATACAGATGGTGTCGGAATGGCATTATTTTTCTCCCAGTAAGTGAATTGATTTTTCCCTAATTTACAGTCTTCCAGCAATTTTTTCCGGGTAATACCTTTCTCTTGTCTTAATTGTTCAAGCCTCTCAATAAAAGTCATAGTATGCACCTCAAATAATTTTTTGAAAAATCCCTAATTTCCCTATTGACAATTCACCATATAGGGATTATACTCATAACAACAACGAAAGTTACAAACAGGCAACACTAATCCGAGGGGTCAAATTCCTCTTCTTTGAAAAGAAATTCGGCTCCTGAGTCAAAAGGAAATCTCGAATGCTTATTGGTCTGTGGCAAGTTCAGTATAGCATAAGAGAGTTTCCCTTGCAAGGATAATTTATAACTTTTGTTGTAAATCGAATGAAGGGAGGTAACACGATGGGAGCAACCCCCACCCCTCGCCCTTACTGGACACCTGACGCACCTGTGGTACGGCTGAGTGAGCCTGAGCGCACCAGCATTGCAGAGCAGATCAGAACCCTCGTGGAAGGTTTCAGTCTGACCTACACATGGCTCATTCGGCAGTTGTCCGATGAAGGACTGATGACCGATAAGTTTGAAATGTCGGCAACACTGGCCGGTGTCCGAACTGGTAGTAAGGCGGATGAAATTCTTCGCCGTTCCCTTTCCATTCTGCGAGAGTATCAGGAGCGCATGGGGCCGTGTAAGGAGCCATGAGTGTGTTTGTACCAGAGGTGCAAGCTCAGGCCAGAGCCGCAAGCCTGTTGCTGGTTCAGAGAGTCCGGGAGTATTTCACCGATGAAGAACACCGGAAAGCATTTGAGAGTTGGTATGAACAAAAATATGGCAAGAAGTATCAATGGAAACCTATAAATGGAGGAATTAGTAATGGCAGTTAAAAAGGAAACCGAAGTCATCACCATCCCGGCAATCGACATTCGCACGGCCACCATCACCATCAAGGGTGACAGTCCCCTGATCGTCCATAAGTGGAGCGAAAAGGCTAAGAAGATGATGTTGGATAAGCAGATGAAGGTTGCTACCACTAAGGGGCATGACGCAAAAGACCCCTTCTCTGATTTTGTCGATACTATCTACTTCCTTTCCGGCAAGCCCGAACACAATACCCCGGAGGAATTTCAAAAGGCTCTTGAAAATGGAGCGAAATTTGGCTTCCCCGCTGTCGGCGTAAAGGCTTCTGCTGTGTCCGCTGGTTTCAGAGCCGGTGTCACTAAGAACAAAGTCGAGATGAACGGAGCTTTTCACATTGACGAAGAGTATGTGGAGATCAACGGGGTTCCTCAAATTCGAGAGGACATGGTTCGTGTCGGCATGGGGACGGCTGATATTCGCTACCGTGCTGAGTTCTCTGATTGGTCTATCACCTTCACTGTCAAATACAACGCCGGTGTTCTTTCTCTGGCTCAGCTGTGTAACCTCTTCAATCTTGGCGGTTTTGCCGTTGGTATCGGTGAGTGGAGGCCGGAAAAGGGCGGAAATTACGGTAGATACCATGTGTGCTGAATATGGCAGGTGTGTTTAGTTCAGGTGCGTTTAGTTTAGGCTTGTCTGGTTACGGCTCGGCAGGTTAGGCGGGTTCCGGTAAGGTCTAATGTGGAGAGCCAAGGCATGGAGTGTTCAGTTATGGCAGGTACGGCGTGTAAGGGTAAGGTTCGGTATGGCGTGGCGTGATCTGGCATGGCAGGCATGGTTCGGTTTGTTATCGCAAGGTAAGGTTTGGTCAGTTGAGGCAAGGTTCTTTCAAGGCAGGCAAGGTGAGGTTTGGAGAGGCGAGGATGGTTTAGGTAAATTCAGGTAAGTTTCGGTAAGGCAGGCTTGGTGAGTTCGCTTATGGCAAGGTGAAGTGAGGCATGGTGGTGTTAGGCACGGCAGGCGGGGTTGGTTCAGGTGTGTTATCTCGGGGTGCCGTGGGCCAAGGTACGGTAGTTTGAAGAAAGGAGGAAAATTATGGTTTTTCAATGGAAACCGCTTGCTTGTGTTAAGGCAGACCCACAAGCGGCGGGAGAGCAAATGAGGCGGCTTGAAGAAACAGGCGGTCTTACACCCAAAAATCTGCTTGACGCAAACAGAGAGATTGGTTCTCCCCTCCATGATGACTTTGAATGGGATGACAATGTTGCAGCTGAAAAGTACCGAGAAGATCAGGCCGCATATTTCATCCGGCAGATAACCGTGGTGGAGGAAAGACCCTCAAAAGAGTCCGTTCCCGTAAGAGCCTTTGTGAACACCAAAGTAAATGATACCCGGTCTTATCTAAGCATTTCAAGGGTTCTGTCGGATAACGAACTTAGAACGAATTTGCTCCTGAAAGCCAAAGCGGATATGCAGGTATTCAAAGCGAAGTATGAAAGTTTGGAAGAACTGTCTGATGTGTTCCGAGCCATGGACGAGGTGATTGCATGAGAAAAGTATCTGGGTTTTTAGCCGTAGCCTCGTTCTTCTGGCTCTATGGAACAATCGGAGCTGTGGAACAGGATATGTTATCCCTCGGCACCGGGACAATCCACATGATCTTAGCCTTGGCTTGTTTCTATGTGTTCTGCAAATTGGCCGGAGCCTTTTACCCCATGCAGAAAAAGAAAAGCCGCTCCCGGTGTAGCAGACCGGAGAACGGCAAGCGTAAATGCTCACTCTAATTATAGCACGATGTTTGAAAATTGAAAAGGAGATTTTCACATGAATAGGAATGTATTTTCCCAGCTTGCAGCTGAGTTTGACCGCATGGAGCGGACGATCAATTACCAGAAAGAAGTCATTGCCTCCATGCAGAAGCCTCCTGTTTGTCCCTGTTGCAAGGTTCCCGCCGATGGCCGGATTTACGGTATTCCTGATCTCCCGAAGATGAAACTGGACGATTGCTCTTGGAAGGAAATCGCTATGTATGCCGAGTCCGGCATGGCCGATAAGGTGTTTGCCCTGGGTGATACCAAGAAAGTCCCCCTGACCAATGGAACGACCATTACGGTTCGTATTATCGGGTTTTACCATGATGTGGACAGTGATGGGAACCCTCTCCCGATCACCTTTGAAACCGTGGAAACCCTGAACGATGATTATGTCATGAATGACGAGTGGACGAACAAGGACGGCTGGGAGGCTTCCAAGCTGCGGAGAGTTCTGAATGAGGAAATTTCCACTCTTCTCCCTTATAGCCTGAAAGCCGTTATCCGCTCTTGCACGAAGCAGACCGGCCTTGGTGGAAATTCTAAAAAGATCGGGCTGACCAGTGACCCTCTGTTCATTCTCTCTGAGCAGGAGATTTTTGGCCGGAAGATTTACTCTATTGGCGGAGAGGGTAAGTGGTATGACTGGTATCGTCAGGAGAATACCGAGTACGGGAAGTGCAAGCAGAACGGTGGGTGGGATTGCTGGTGGGAGCGTTCGCCTTATAGCGGCAACACCGGCTATTTCTGCTATGTGGACAGCTCGGGTAACGCCAGCTATAGCTCCGCCAGCTACTCGTATGGTGTGTCCTTCGGCTTCTGCGTTTAATCCAAAATCCCGTATCATCCCGCCCCGGAAGGGGCGGTGAGAAAGGAGAAGATATGCAATACCCAAGGGTTATTACGCTGATAGACGGAAAGAACGAAACCCTGTTCTCTGTTGACGATCTCGAATACCTGATTGACAAATATATGGGTTATGACACTCTCCGGTATTTCCGAGCCTTACGGGAAGAACAGGCCGAGCGGGAAAACAATCTGGCAAGGTCTATTACCGATCTGAAAGCCAAGGTTCATGACCTGACGGTACACATTGCGGAAATGGAGAGTGATTTCAATGACCAATGATAACCGCAAGGTGGGTACTTCCTTCGAGCAGACGCTATGCCGTAGGCTTTCGGATTATGGTTTCTGGGCGCACAACCTCGCTCAGAACAAGCAGGGTCAGCCCTTCGATGTGATTGCCGCTCGGCACGGCTATACCTACCCCATTGACTGTAAGGTATGCGAGAAAGACATTTTCCGTCTTGATCGGATTGAAGAAAATCAATACTCCGCCATGAGGTTATGGAGGGAAACCGGAAACGGTGAAGGGTGGTTTGCTCTTCTCCTGACAAACGGAGAAATCCGGTTCTTATCTCTGGCAGACATGGAAAGTTTCATGCTGACCCGAAAATGTATCTATCTACCGGATATTCGTCAGTATGGACTTCCTCTGGAAGTGTGGGTGTTGAAATGCGGATGGTAGTATCAAACCGGCTTCGCATAGAAGACCCATCCCCGGAACTGATTGCGTGGTGTAAGAAAAATCTGGTGCTGGCAAACCCGGACTACACCAAAAAGGCCAGAATGAACCTATGGCTCGGGAACACTCCCCAGAAGTTGTACCTGATGGAATGGGACGGAAACACACTGGTTCTCCCGTATGGTTGCTTCAATGATGTGCTGAGGCTATCCCCCTTCATTGATGTGTCCATGGTATTTGCAAGACAGGAGCCGGTAGATTTTCAGTGTGTTATCCCTCTCTACGATTATCAGGAACAGGCGAAAGCCGCTCTGGTGGAGAGTGGGAAAGGAATTTTGCAGAGTGCAGCTGGCTCAGGGAAAACCCAGATTGGAATTGCCTTGGCCTGTGAGATAGGAGAAAAAACGCTGTGGCTGACCCATACAAGGGACTTGCTTCTGCAAAGTAAAAACCGGGCTGAGATGTATATGAACCCTGACCTGACCGGCACAATCACTGAGGGAAGAGTCCACATTGGCAGGGGTATCACCTTCGCTACGGTTCAGACCATGTGCAATCTTGACCTTGACCGGTATAGGGACACTTGGGGCTGTGTTATCGTGGACGAGTGCCACCGGGTAGCCGGTACACCTACCGCAGTCACGCAGTTCTCCAAGGTATTGAATGCCTTGGCCGCACGGCATAAATATGGCCTCTCTGCAACGGTTCACCGGGCGGATGGCATGATCGCAGCTACCTACGCCCTACTCGGGAAGATAGCCTATCAGGTGCCGGACGAGGCCGTAGCGGACAAGATCATGACAGTTGACATTCTTCCCCGGTACACACAAATTGGCCTGAGTAAAGAGTTCCTTGATACGGACGGCACTATCATCTATGCCAAGCTGGTAAATTATCTGGCTGAGGATTTTCGCCGGAACGGGCAAATTGTCTGTGATCTGGTGACTAATGGTAGTCACTACAATCTCATTCTCTCCGATAGGCTCTCTCACTTGGAATACCTCATGAAACATTTACCAAAAGAACTGAGAGATAAGTCAGTCATGGTGGATGGAAAAATGACTTCCAAGAAGGGCAAAGCCCAGCGAGAAAAAGCCATTGAGGATATGAGGGCCGGTAAAAAACACTTCCTCTTCGCTACCTATGCACTGGCAAAAGAGGGGCTGGACATTCCACGGCTTGACCGCCTCTATTTGGTGACTCCCCAAAAGGATTATGCCGTGATCGCTCAGAGTGTAGGCCGGGTTGCCCGTACCTTTGAAGGAAAGGTGACACCTGTTGTCTATGATTATGTGGACAACGGCATTCAGTATCTCGTCCGCAGCTTCAAGAAACGCTGTACCACTTACCGCAAACTTGGCTGTCATTGGTTAGAGGGGGCGGTAAGGTGAGAGTTCTTGTTGCTTGTGAAGAGAGCCAGACCGTGGCGAACGCATTCCGGGAGGCCGGGCACGAGGCTTATAGTTGTGATCTTGTAGAGTGTAGTGGTGGACACCCTGAGTATCATCTTCGGGCGGACGCTCTTGAAATTCTGAAAATCAAGTGGGATATGATTATCGCCCATCCACCTTGTACCTACATGAGCAAGGCAGGAGCCAGATGGATGTACCCCAAGGCGGGAGAGTTGTCACAAGAACGCTATGACCTCGCTATGAAAGCGAAAGCGTTTTTCATGAGATTTTTAATGGCCGATTGTCCCAGAATTTGTGTTGAAAACCCAAGGCCATTGAAAGTTGTAAGACTCCCCCCCCCTACACAGGTCATTCAACCCTACGAATATGGTCATCCATACAGTAAAGCAACGCTCTTGTGGCTGAAAGGCTTGCCGCCTCTTCAACCTACAAAAATCATGACTGAACACACTCCATTTCTTCCCAGCAATACAGGGGCTTTTTCCCGTGGAGGCGGAGGGTCAAAAGGAACAGCACATGACCCTGTAACAGCGTCTAAGACCTTCCCCGGTATTGCAAAGGCCATGGTTGACCAATGGGGAAATTTGTAAAAGGAGGTGCCTGTGTGAAAGATGATTGATGATCGCTATATTTTTGACTGTGAGGTTTTCGCTTTCGATTGGCTCTTTGTTTTTAAGCACAAGACCACGAAAGAGTACACGGTTATCCACAACGATAATGAGGCTGTGCGCCAGTTCATGGAGCAAGAACCCCTTTTGGGAGGCTTCAATAATAAGCACTATGACCAGTTCATTTTGAAAGCCGTCCTCTGTGATTATACCCCGGAACAGGTCAAAGCAGTCAACGATTTTATCATCGTGCAGGGACATGAGGGGTGGGAACACCCTGATCTGCGTGAGAGCCGGGTCTATTTTGACCAATATGATCTCATGGATGACTGCCAGATGGGTCTATCCCTGAAAGCCATTGAAGCGCACTTGGGGATGGATATTCGAGAAACAACGGTAAGTTTTAACATCAACCGGCCTCTCACTCAGCAGGAACTTGATGAAGTCATTTTTTACTGCAAGCACGATGTAGACGCAACTGACCAGTTGGACGATCTGCGGCAGGGTTATCTTTCCAGCAAACTTACTCTGGGGAAAGAAAAGGGAATTTACCCAGCAAAGGCCCTCTATATGACCAATGCCAAGTTGACCGCAGCTTACCTTGACGCAGAACCGAAGCCCCACTATGACGAGCGTGAGTACCAGTACCCACCGGCTCTGTTGAAGCAGTATATCCCGCAAAAGGTGTTTGACTTCTTTGACCGGCTGAAAGACATGAGCATTCCCAATGAGGTAGTGTTCAAGGAAAAGTTGGAGATCACCGTGGGAGATTGCCCTTGCACGATTGCCTACGGAGGTATTCACGGCGCAATTCCCTGTTACCGGGAAGAAGCCACGGAAACTCGCTCCATTCGGAATAAAGATGTTGCCAGTTACTACCCTCACCAGATGATCTTGAATGGGTATTGTAGCCGGAACATTCCCTCTCCCGATGTGTATGCCGCCACCATTGAGCGGCGTGTCAAGGCGAAGAAGTCAGGGGATAAGGCTACGGCAAACGCTCTGAAACTGGTTCTGAACACCACCTACGGGGCTATGCTCAATCAGTACAATGACCTCTATGACCCTCTCATGGGCCGGTCAGTATGTATCTCAGGCCAGTTGCAGCTACTTGAAATGGCCGTCCATCTCACTCAGGAATGCCCCACGCTGAAAATCATCCAGCTTAACACTGATGGTATCATGGTTAGCCTTGATGACTCCGATGTTACCCGGTATCAGGAAATCACTCAGGAATGGGAACAGCGTACCGGGTTCGAGTTGGAAGAAGACCTGATAAAGATGATCTGCCAGAAAGATGTGAACAATTATGTAGAGGTTCCCTTCGAGGGGGAGCCGAAAATCAAAGGCGGGGTTCTTGTTCGGGGCATTGCACCAGCAGGAGCGTTCAACATCAACAACAATGCTTGTGTGGTAGCCAGGGCCGTCAAGGATTATCTGGCCTACGGTGTACCGGTAGAGAAGACCATTATGGAGTGTGATCGGCTCTTGGATTTCCAGTTGGTAGCCAAGGCCGGAAGTAAGTATGGTGACGCTCTTCATGAAGTTGACGGAGAATTGAATGTTGTGCAGAAGGTCAACCGTGTGTATGCTACCGAAGATCACCGGTTCGGGACGCTCTACAAAATGCACCTCACCACCGGCACTCCGGTCAAGATCGCCGGTCTTCCTTCAAGGTGTGTAGTGGACAATGATAATCACCTAAGCATTGATGTAGTTGACCGTGATTGGTATATCCGGCTGGCAAAGCGATATGTCCGTGATTTTCTCGGGCAGAAGCCTCCTAAGAGGAATACCCGGAAGGTGAACAAGGTGAAGAAAACCCTGTTATCCTTATTGGAGGGATAGGGTATGCAAAGAGAACCTAACACCGAGTATGTTCTTTCACTCTCCTATGGTAAGGACAGTTTGGCTTGTTTGGGAGCCATTGAAGAGCTTGGTTGGCCGCTTGACCGAATTACCCATGCTGAGGTTTGGGCTACCGATGATATTCCGGCTGATCTGCCTCCAATGGTTCAATTCAAAGCAAAAGCCGATGAAATCATTCGAGAGCGGTATGGGATTGAGGTAGAACATCAATGTGCCGTTCGGAACGGTGAAAAGTTGACTTATGAGAAACTGTTTTACCATATTCCGGTAAGGAAGAAAAAGACCTTAGATCGTTTCGGTGAAGGGGGGGGAGGTATCTCCGATTGCCGGGTTCCCACCCCGCCTCGCTCCATGGTGCAACAGCAGACTCAAACTCCGAAATCTGCAACGGGTTCCCGTTCACGGTCAGCGCATGGTGCAAGAAACTCAAAGACGGGTCTTATCCTCGGGTTCCCGATCATCAAAGGCCCGTGGTGTACCAGCGACCTCAAACGCCGGGTTTTCACGCAGCTCCCTTGCACAAGGAGCCGGAACAAATATTGTGCAGTACCTTGGCATAGCTGCTGACGAGCCTGAGCGCATACAGAGGCATGATAAGCCGGGGTTCAAAATGCCCTTAGTGGAAATTGGATGGACAGAGGCCGATTGCCGGAAGTGGTGTGAAGAGCGAGGACTACTATCTCCGATTTATACCACGGCAACACGGGGGGGGTGTTGGTTTTGTCACAATCAAGGGATAGACCAGCTGCGAATTCTCAGAAAAGAGTACCCCGACCTGTGGAAACTTCTCATGAAGTGGGATAGGGACTCCCCTGTTTCCTTTCACGCAGACGGTCATACGGTTCATGACTTCGATCTCCGTTTCCAAGCAGAAGACCTTGATCTCGTACCGAAAGATCGGAAGTTCCGATGGAAGATGTTGACCGGTGACACAATGGTTGCCGTCACAAAAAGAAATCTTTTGAAATTATTGGAGGGTTCAATATGAAGAAAAATCCCGGAAGAGCGGAGCGCAGACGGCTTTTCTTTAGCCGCCGCAGGGCCGCAGGAAAGCAGAGAGCCAAGATGAACGAATATATCAGCTCTCACAAATTTTTGAAGAAGTTTCAGGAGGTATAAGAGATGGCTACCAAAACACCCGCTCCCGCTGTTGATTACAGCACCATGAATGCTCTTGCAAAGTTGCAGCTGGCCCGGTTGAAGTTCCTGCAAGCCGGGGTGAAGAAGACCGGCAAGAACATTCACTTGGAGTTCATGTACTTCGAGTTGCAAGATATTGTTCCCACCGCAGAGTCCATCTTTGCCGAGGTTGGTCTTCTGATGGTTCCCACCGTTGGCAAGGACTACGCTACCGCCAAGGTCTATAACTGTGATGACCGTGAGGAAGAGCCGGTTGTCTTTGAGGTTCCTTTCACCCAGATTGCCCCGATCATCTCGAACACCGGCAAGGTGGTTACGAATGAAATGCAGGCCCTTGGCAGTTCTATCACCTACATTCGCCGGTATCTCTGGCAGTTGGTTCTTGACATTATCGAGGCCGACAGCATTGACAATATCTCCGGTGGAGAGGATGGTCAGGACGCTCCTACTCCCGCTCCCAAGAAGACCCGGAAAGCCCCTGTCACGCAGGAACAGCGGCAGGAGATCAAGTCTGAGCTGACTTCCGCTCCTGAGAATGCCGCCAGTGAGGAACAGATTGCCAATTTGAAAACCTCCCTGAAAAAGCTCATGGAACTTGACCCCGATCAGGAGTCCTTTGTCCAGAGTGTTGCGGTGAAAACTGAGGGGTTCACAAAGATCACCGCTGATGTGTGTGACCAGTTGATTGCCGGAGTTGCAGATATGCTGACGGCCTATGAAACGCAGGAGGGTTAATCATGGAATGGGTTGACAACAGAATTCAGATCGTTCCGCCCAAGCGTCCTAAGAAGTTGACGGCAACTCGGTTTGCTACCGTTCTGGGGCTGAACCCGTGGTCTACTCCCTTTGAGGTATGGTGCGAGATCACTCGTACCTACCAGAAGACCTTTGAAGACACCATTTACACCAGAGCCGGTAAGATAATCGAACCGAAACAGGCGGAGTACATGAAGAACACCTACTTTATGAGCAATCTGGTGACTCCGACTGACCGGTTCGGGGAGGATTACTTCAAAAGAACCTTTGGTGACTTCTTCCCTGATGTGGCTGTCTTCGGTGGTATGTGGGACTACCTGCTGTGCGACAAGACCGGTAAGCCCATGGCTGTCCTTGAAATGAAGACCTCCAAGCGGGTAGAGGATTGGGCTGAGGACATTCCCGAGTATTATGCCCTACAAGCTGCGCTCTATGCTCACCTTCTGGGAGTGGACAGCGTTATCATGGTGGCCTCCTTCCTTGACCCCTCTGACTATGAGGCCCCGGAGAACTTTGTGTGTAGCTCCGCAAACACCATTACCCGGCCTTTCAAGGTGTCTGAGCGTTACCCTGACTTCGAGAAGCGGTATGTGAAACCGGCTCTGAAATGGTGGAAAGATCATGTGGAAACCGGCCTCTCTCCTGCCTATGACGAAAAGCAGGACGCAGAAATCTTGAAGGTTCTCCGTACCAATAACCTGTCCCCGGAAACGGACTTGGCTGATCTAGTGTCCGAGGCGGAAGCCCTGAAAGCCAAACTGGACGCTCATGCCGCAGAGATGGCCGAGGACGAGAAGCGGTATAAGACCCTGACCGATATGATTAAAAAGTCTGCTATGTCGCAGTTCCGGGATGGGGATAAGAAGGTGTCTATCACCGGTAAGGCTTACACTTGGGAGGTCAGCCGTACTTCTACCTCTAAGATCAATAAGGACGCTATGAAAGCGGACGGTGTGTTGGAGAAGTACACCACTATGGAAGACAGTTATCGGATTACTCCGAAAGCGATTAAGGAGGAATGAACGATGTATATTGACCCCTTTGTGGCCGGTGTTCTGGCTACCGTTATGGTAGAGTTGATGGCAAGCATTGTCTATGCTATCTGGGTCAGCAAGAAAAAGTGAGAGGTGCGCTATGAAGTTTGAGAAATTTGTGAAGTCCCTTGCTTCCAGCGGCGTTATCTACAATCAGCCGATTAGTGATCTCCCTATCTGTGACCGCTGGCTGGCCTCTCCTTCCGTGTTCATGCGAATTCCCGTTACGGTGAAGAGCGTGACAGCTGCGGCCATTCAGGAAATGCCGAAAGCAATCTCCAAGATGATTGACCAGATCGGTCATACCGAATACGCAGAACTGGCAGAAGCCATTATGCCCTTCCCCGATGGCGGTATTAAAGATTGCATTCGGGTCTTCAAGACCAAGGACGGCACTATGTCCATCAAGATCAGTAATGATGACTGGTCTTTGATTGAGAAGTCCGACCTGTGCGAAATCCTGTATGCCTATGACCTTGACACGAATTCTACCGTGGCTAAGGCTCTGTTGGTCAAACAATATCCCGAGTTGCCGGATGATGAAGACGAACTTGTAGGTATCATCTTCCCGGTAAACCTTGAAGTTTAAGGAGGACACCTATAATGGCGAAAATTGGACTGAGTGAGGGATTTACCCTCATTCCCGAAGGGACTCATGTGTTCAAAATCACAGCGGTCAACTACAAGGAAGCCTTTGGCAAGTTGGAGATCACCATGCAGACTCAGAGCGGAGCCAAGCACATTGAACGCTTCTCCCTGCTGAAAACCGATGGCTCTCCCAATGAAGGTGCCCTGAATGCTTTCAGTTACTTTGCCAAGACCGCCCTCAATGATTTCTCTCTGACCGAGATCGACCATGAAGACCTCGTGGGGTGCTTCATTGAGTGTGATGTGGAGCATGATGTTCAGCCGAACAAGAACAAACCGGATAAGACCGTCACATTCGCTCGGCTGGCCGATAAGCGGCCCTCTGAGGGTTGGGACGAAGGAGAAGCCCCCTCACCCGCACCGGCCTCTAAACCCGCTCCTGCGGCCTCTCAGACGGCAAAGAAGCCCTCTTTTGACCTGAATGCCCTGTTAGGGTGAAACCGGACGAGGGAGAGCGGTTATCTACCCTCTCCCTCTCCAATGGTTTGTTGAAAAACCTGTGGAAAGTGAGGATAAGATACTTTGACCACGACAAAGACAAAGGTGCAAATGCACCGGGAGATTTGCGAGGAAATCAATGATCTCTATGCCCGGAAAAATCACGATTACGGGGACAGTTTTCACCAGACCTTTGTTGAAGAGGGTATGGCTATGGCCCGTATTCGGCTGGGAGATAAGTTCAACCGGTTCAAGACTCTTTCCCGCTCCGGGGAACAGAAGGTTGATGACGAGTCTATCAGGGACACACTGATTGACCTTGCCAATTACGCAATCATGACCGTGTTGGAAATGGAGGTGTCCGCTGATGACGCTCAATGATTATCAGAAAGCCGCTGACCGTACTTCCGGTGATCTCGTTCCGTGGGACAAAATTCGGAACGGCTGTTACGGCCTGAATGGTGAAGCCGGAGAGTGTATTGACATTCTAAAAAAGGTGGAGTTTCAGGGCCACACCTTTGACCCGAACCGCCTGATTGACGAGCTGGGAGATGTTCTGTGGTATGTGGCTCAAACCGCTACCGGCTTAGGCGTGTCCCTTGAAGATGTAGCTAAGCACAACATTAACAAGCTGCGGGAGAGATACCCGGAAGGGTTTGACTCCGAGAGAAGTGTTCATCGGCCCGAATATGAAGGAGGTGCCTGTCATGACTGACCGAGATCGCCGGTCTGAGTTTCTGAACTTCATGCGTATGCCTGATGGCTCTCCCCTCGCCACTCTTGACATTTTAGACTATCTCACCACTAACGGTTTTTTCAAAGCCCCTGCCTCCACCAAGTATCACGGGAATTATGAAGGTGGTCTTTTCGACCATTCTCTTTCTGTGGCAAAACACTTGGTTGGTCTGACTGAAAGTTGTCAGTTGAAATGGAAAGATTGCCGCTCTCCCTATCTCGTGGGAATGTTCCACGATCTCTGCAAAATTGACCAGTATAGACCGGAGCGGCAAGGTGTCACTCTGGACGGCACAATTATCGAAGACCCGCTCCGCTGGGAATATAACCCGGACACTCTTCTGAAAGGGCACGGAGATAAGTCAGTCATGCTTCTCTCTCAGTTCTACGCTCTGACTGAGGAAGAGATCATGTGTATCAGGTATCACATGGGAGCCTTTTGCCCGAAAGAGGAATGGAACGATTACACCAGAGCGGTAAGAGCTTATCCGAATGTGCTTTGGACACATCAAGCGGATATGCTGGCAAGTCATGTGGAAGGAGTCTGACCATGAAGATTATTGAACCCGGCGTGGAGCTTGTCAATGCTCCCTCTTATCCGAACATTCTCTCTCTGATTGAACAGGCTGGGCGCACTTGCTACAAATCTGAGAGCAAGATCACCGAGGACAGCGCAGAGAAGTTTGTCAGGAACATTTTGAAGCGAGGCCATGAGGCCGTCATTGAACACGGTGTTGTGACCGTCCGGTTTATCTGTGACCGGGGAGTGAGCCATGAGATCGTCCGTCACCGGCTGGCCTCCTATTGTCAGGAGTCTACCCGGTACTGCAATTACAGCAAAGAGCAGTTCGGTACGGAGATCACCGTTATCTCTCCGGCGTGGACTTCTCCGGGGTATTACCCCTATACCGTGTGGAAAAAGGCTTGTTCGGAGGCTGAGGAAAATTACTTTACCCTCTTGGACATTGGCTGTTCCCCACAGGAGGCTCGGTCTGTATTACCGAACAGTTTGAAAACCGAAGTGGTCATGACGGCCAATCTTCGGGAATGGCGGCACTTCATCAAACTTCGCTCCGCTCCCGCAGCTCACCCGGATATGCGTAGGGTTGCCAGAATGCTCTATGATCTCTTATCGGTCAGATACCCGGTCTTCTTTGAGGACATTGAGGTGTAAGCCATGATTGTTAAAAAGGCCGGAGGAAAGGTTTACGGGGCAATATTTACCGCCGCAGAGAAAAAGGCTATGGATATGGAGATCAATCGGCAAATCATTGAGGCCGATAGACGGTACACCGATGATATTGACGCTATGGTTCTCTATACCCTAATGGTTCACCTTGGATTTGGCCCTAAGCGGTTGCGCCGGTTCTATGAGGCTTTTTCAGTAGAGCATGACCGGCTTATCCAGCATTACGAAATGCCGGATGACTACACATGGCTCTGTAAGGAGCAGTTAAAGAAAATTGGTGTAGATGTGGAAGCGTGGAATAGAGAAAGGGGAAGTCTTCATGACATTCGTGAACAATAACGGGAAAGTCCCGTATATCATGGTGGCCGGTGCCGATCATGTGTCCGGCGAAATGCCTATTGCAGCTGCGGAGCAGATTTACAACAAGGGTAAAAAGAGAGCCAGCAACCGGTTTCCCGGCTACCCGGTCTGTGTGGACGGGAAGTATTTCTTCGCTACGGTGAAGACCACTTCCCGTAAGAAAAAGACCGATGATGAATAAAGTCTGGCTGATATTCCTTGCGGTTTTCATTCTCCTGCTGTCCTCCTGTGCGTCAGAGCCGGTTTCCAATGAGCAAGAACATCCTACCCAAACCGAACCGATTGACCAGATAGAAAGCCCCTCTCCCTCTCTCTCGCCATGGTCAGAGGAAGAGATCACTGTCCTCTCTAAGATGGTGTGGGGAGAGGCGAGGGGCATTCCCTCTGACACCGAGAAAGCGGCCTGTGTGTGGTGTGCGCTGAACCGGGTGGACTATGGATATGGGAACATCGTCATGGTAGTCACCGCTCCGTATCAATTCGCCGGATATGATGTAGATAACCCGATTGATGATGAAATTAAAGCCCTGTGTGAAGATGTTCTGACCCGGTGGTATGCCGAGAAAGCCGGGGAAACCGATGTGGGCCGAGTTCTCCCCTCGGACTATATGTGGTTCACTGGGGACGGAGAACACAACTATTTCCGTAATGCCTACAAGGGAGGTCAAACTTGGGATTGGAGTCTGCAATCCCCGTATGAGAGTTGAGAGGTGCCAGTCATGTATGAAAAGATACCTACCGAACTAAAGCAGAAAACACAATGGGTCAATGTGTGGAACGGCTCTAAAGTTCCCATGCAGACCGGCCAGAAGAAAGCTGCGTCCTCTGTTCTACCTGACACCTGGGGCACTTTTGATTGCGCCGTCCTGAATGTGACGAATGGGATTTATGACGGTATAGGGTATGTTTTCAACGATGACGGTCTGATCGGGATTGACATTGACGATGGTTTTGCCGATGGCCTGTTAAATCAACTGGCCTCAGACATTATCAGCCATTGCCACTCCTACACCGAGAAGAGCCGGAGCGGACGAGGGGTTCATATCCTTCTGAAAGGTAATCTCCCCTTCAAAGGCCGCAATAATCGTAATGGTGTAGAAATCTATCGGAGTAGCCGGTACTTTATCATGACCGGGAATGTCCTGCTTTATTCGGAGATCATTGAAAATCAGGAAGCGGTTGACTATGTGGTGTCCAAGTATTTTCCTGACGCTCCGAAAGAGAGTGCCGGTTGCTCCGCCTCTCAACGGATATACTCACCTATCTACCGGAAGCCAGAACATGGCAAGATCACACTCAAACCGGAATACCCGCCCATTACCACCGGAAGCCGAAACCTGAGCCTTACTTCACTGGCCGGTCAGCTTCATAATCAGGGGTATTCCAAGGCGGACATTTACAAAGAACTGCTGTTTGCCAATCAGCAAGCGTGTAAGCCTCCGCTTCCCCGAAGTGAGATAGAAACAATCGTGAATTCTGTTACCAGATACCGGAGGTAATTTTGATATGAGGTCTTTCAGACGAGGGGACATTGTTCTGATTGATGTTCCCATCGTGGAAGGGAGCCGGGTTCAGGGTGGAAACCGGCCCTGGCTGATCGTGCAAAACGATGTTGGCAATAGGTACTCTCCCACCACGATTGTAGTCCCGCTTACCTCTAAACTGAAACGAATGGAAATGCCTACCCATGTGATCGTCACCGGGATTGGCATTCGGACAAGCATGGTAGAGTGTGAACAGGTACGGGTTATTGACAAGGATTGTGTTCAAAAGCGTATATGCACACTCTCGCCCCGAGTTATGGGATTTGTGGATAAGGCTCTGAAAAACGCTTTCTTCTATGGGGGGGGTATAAACGATGGCGAATGAAAAAGAGTGTCCGTTTCGGAAAGGTGCCGCAGATGATTTTCTTCTATTCCGTAATGTAGACCCTATATCCGCTAAAGACCTCGCCGCTATGCGGGAGGTTGGGGCAATTTGCATTATGAATACGGACGGAAATACCGAGGCAACCGTTGAAATTGTAGGCAGTAAGTGTTCCGAAGAGAAATGCGCTCTCTGGCACGAAGACGCTCAGGAGTGTTCTCTTCTTTCCCTCGCAAAAGCAGTAAGGAGGATTTCGAGAAATGGCAGATGAAATCATGGCTACCGAAGAGCAGGAACTTTTTCAACTCTCCAATGGCCGGTACATCATGGACAAAGACCTCTCTCAGAAGATGTTCTACATCAAGGAGGCAAAGCCTGAGAGAAGTCACCAGATCAGCGGCACTGGCTATTCCTGGGACGAGTCTGGCATGGCGGAACTGTTCTCCGAGTGTTACCAGAACGATACCCGCTTTTGCCCGGAGGCCAAGTGCTGGTACACCTACTCTAACGGGGCATGGAGAAAGGATATTGGTTCTCTTCTGGTGGCCGAGAAAATCAAGGAGTTTTGCCGTCTGATGGCTCTTTACTGCGGGGAGATCGACAACGAAGATCGCCGTAGGGACTACATGAAGTTCATTTCCAAGATGGGAGATCGCCGCTTCCGTGACCGGCTCATGAAGGACGCTGCAAGCGTCATGCCGATCACCGCCGAGGATTTTGACGCTAACCCCTACCTCATTAACTGTCGGAATGGAACCTATGACCTTCAAAAAATGGAGTTCCGGGAGCATGACTGGCACGACTTCCTTACCATGCAGACCAATTTTGACTACACTCTGCAAAACGCTGAGTGTCCTCGATGGGAGCAGTTTATTCGGGAAGTCACTTGCAATGACGCTGACAAGGCCGACTATCTGCAAAAGGCTCTCGGGTACTCCATGCTGGGTACGGCCAATGAGGAATGTATGTTCATTCTCCATGGCAAGACCACCAGAAACGGCAAGTCCACCCTTCTAAGTGCCATTCACCATCTACTCGGGGATTATGCCTCTGTGTCCCCGGTGTCCATTATCTGCAAGTCTGACCGCTCCAAGAATGCCGAAGCTGCAAGTCCCGTCCTAGCCTCTTTGAAGGGCAAGCGGTTTGTCACCATGGCCGAGAGCAATCAGTATGGACGGCTGGACGAGGAAACAATCAAGCAACTCACCGGTGGCGAAGAGATCAAGGCCCGGAACCTCTACGAAGCCGCTACCACCTTCCTCCCGCAGTTTACCCTTTGGCTCTCCTGCAACGACCTTCCCTCGGTCAATGACAAGAGCCTGTTCGCCTCTGACCGTGTGCGGGTGATCGAGTTCAACCGACATTTCTCTGAGGACGAGCAGGACAAGAACCTGAAAACGGAATTCCAGACTCCCGAGGCTATGCAAGGTATTTTCACCTGGCTCTTGGAGGGCTACTTCAAGTATAAGCGGTTCGGCCTGAGAATGTCCCCGGCCATGCGTCAGGTAGTCAAGCAGTACGAGAAGGACAATGATCTTGTCTTGCAGTTCTTGGAGGAAAAGTGCGAGAAGAAAGAGAAGGTCTACACCAGACAGACCACCCTTTTCAATGCCTATAAAATCTGGTGCAAGTCCAATGGATATTTTCAGTGTAGTGCCAAGCGGTTTAACGCTGACATGGAAATGCACCCCGAATGGCACGATGGCCGCACAGTCTATTCCGGCTACCCCTGTTACCGTGGCATTCAGATGAAAGGAACGGTATGAGTATGTACTACAAGAGAAATTCATTCGAGGAACCCATTCCTACCGATGAACTTAAACCCGGCATGAGGGTATGTGTTCCAAGAGGTGTGACCTACGGGTGGCACCAGAATACCGGCCTGACCATCTACAAGCCTTGCACCATCAAGAGAGTCACCCCGAAGAAGACAAAGGTGATCTGTGAGGACGGGAGTGAGTATTTCACAAAGGAAACGATTTTTCTCAGACCTGTCCATGAAATGAACACCGAGAACGAGAGGGCCGGTTATTTCTACCAGATATGCAAAACCGTCAGTGACCTCGGTAGACGCTCAGTTATCAACTATGTCGGCTCTTATGAGGACATGAAGGAGGCCGCAAAACATCTTGCCGCTTTCTATGAATTCTGCCTGAGAAACGCAAAGGAGAAGTGATTTCCATGAACAAGAAGAATATGCGCCGGGTGTCCATGCTGGTAACGGCGCAGACGGCAAAGAACTTAGACCGCCTCGCAGCTATGTCCGGCTACTTCGAGGTAGGCCGGGTGGTAGATAAGTTGGTCAGGGAGAAGATGATCTCCCTCCGGTGTGAGAAAGAAGGTGTACCGCATGGGTCTGGTGATTTTTAAGGGGGATACCAAGATCGGAGTGTATAACCTCCCCAATGTGAAGCGGCCCCGACTCTGTGTAGAGAAGGGCAACAGCATTATCAGTTGTGCGACTTTCAGGAATGACGAGTGTGCGGAACTGTTCATGAATGAACTGATTGATATGTTCGGCTTGAAGAAGGAGGGACAGTCATGATCTTCGACTCTTGTCCCGCTCATGACGGCGGGTGTCCATGCCTTACCTGTGAAGATGAACATTGTAAGGCTTGTATCGGGACTGGCCCTGGTAGGTGCGGTGTTGATACAAACAAATTGTGCGCCAGGGCGAAAGCCTACTGTGAGAATGAAGGGAGTAAGCTGAAAGAAGAGAAAGAGCCGAGGGAAGTAACTCTTCTAAAAGCAGTCTGGCAGTTATTGAACAAGCAGAAAAATAGCCCTTATGTGTTGAATCTTTTGACGGAAACTGTTTTCTATGATGAAACGGAGTGTGATGGATATTGTCTTTCAGATGATATTCTCGACTATCTGTTGGAGAAAGGTATTGACTTGGAAATCGAAGGTTAAATATATTTTGTGTAATCACTGAATATATTTCATGTTTTCAAGGTTAGTGATATTTTAGTGACTTTTTGGTGATAAATCCGCCACTAACGGAAAGCCTTGTGGCGCAAGGGTTTGAGGGCAATTTTACCCCCTATTTTTAGTTTTTTCTGTATAAACCCCCTTATAGAGAGTGATATATAGAGGACTTTACTGCAAAAAGCCTAAATTATTCACTAAACTCACTAAGGGTGACTGAAAATAATTTGTGGAAGGAGAACGACTATGAGTGATAAAGTGGTAGATTTACCGGCTCCCGCTCGGGGCCGTGGCCGTCCGAAGGGCACTGGTGGGAATAAGCGTCCTGATAGAACTGCGGCAATGAGTGTGCAGACTGAGCCGGGTGACAATCGGAAGTATCTGCAACACACAATGAGAATGTGGAATTGGCTGGAAGTGGATATGAGAGAGCCGGAACAGGTTGCAGAGAGAATTGAGCAGTATTTCGGTATTTGTATTGAAGATGATATGAAGCCGAGTGTTGCTGGCCTCGCTTGTGCTTTTGGAGTGGATAGAACGACTCTCTGGAAGTGGCTTAACAATGTCGATAGTGCCTATATTCCCGTCCAAAGCCGCCACCTTATAAAAAAGGCGTATCAAAATTTGAACGCTCAGATGGAAAACTATATGCAAAACGGGAAGATCAATCCCGTGGCCGGTATCTTCTTGATGAAGAACAACATGGGCTACCAGGATAAGCAGGAGGTTGTTCTTACCCCGAACAATCAGCTTGGGGAGGCCGCTTCTGCGGAAGAGTTACAACAGAAGTATATCGAAGCTGCGGCCAGCGACTATGACTCGGAAGAGTGAGCGACTTTCCGACTATCGTCAGCGACTATCGACTATGAGCTGAGCGACTTTGAAAACGGTCAGCGACTATCGACTATGAAAGAACCGCCGATCTCCCGTGATAGGAGGTTCGGCGGTTTCTTATACCCAGATCAGGCAGAAGGTGTCCGGGCAGATGGGCCGGAGCCATCCGCCTCTGGTATATGTTCATTTTCTCTTGAATTGTTGGACACGGTAAAGCGTCAATAAAATAATTGAAGAATTTTCAATAAAACGCTTGACAATCAATAAAACGCTTGATATAATGCAAACATCAATAAAACACTTGACATTGTACCTTGAAAATTGAACCCCCGCACTTTTCCCACGCAAGGCCGGAGAAATACCGCATTATAGCGTATCAAGGCCACGCCGGAGAAATGGAGCGGAATATATAAAGGCGGAAAGAGCTATTGCAGCTCATAAAGAAATGGAGGGTTAAACGATGAAAACGACAACGAAAGAAGCCCGGCAGAATATCCGGCAATACATTTTAGATCATTTCGACCCCTGCGGTTATGATTTCACCGGCCCTTGCAGCTTCCCAAATGTGGCCCGGTTTATTCTGGCGGTTCATGCAGAGGAAAAAGCCTATTCCCCGGAATATCAGAGCCGGAAAGGGTACACAAATGAGCAAGTTTTCATTGACTGGGCGCAAGGGTTGCCGTCCGTCCTTGATACCTGTTACTTTTACAATCGTTCGGCGATTGATGATCTGGGCGAAATCTTGGAACAGTCGGAGCGGGAAAAAGCCAAATACACGGAACAAGAGGCAGAACAGCTCTTGACGCATTTAATTTACCGGGAATTAAAGAGAGGAGCGGCGGAAAAATGAAACAGTACACAAGAAAACAGTTGCGGGAGTTCGTGCAGCTTGGCTTGGCTGTTGATCTGACAGAGGCAGAGCCGGAAAAGATACCGGCCAGTTATACGAAAGTGGGATTTAGTCGTGGTATTTATGGGCTGAATGGCGGGTTGATCTGGGATAATGTGTTAGGCGGCTATTATGTCATTCTGGCCCGTTCTTCTAACCTGTTTCGTATTTTTTAAGGGGGTGCAGCTATGAATAAAATTCAGGTAGGCGGATTTATCCGTATTAGCAAGCGGGAAGCCGAACGCCGGTATAATGCCGGGGAAACAATTCGTTTTTGTGCTTGCAAGTTGTCCCCGGTCAACATATGGGGCTGTTTCTGTGATTGTTGCCGGGAAGTTGTTTCCCCCATTGTTTCAGATGGTTTTAATACCATTGTAGCCCGTAACAGAGAGTTTGAAACGGTGGTAAATGCTTTTCGCTTCTATAATTGCAACGGGGAAACGGGCCGTTATCCGGCCTTTTATGTGAAAATGGAGGGTTGAAACATGAAAATGTATATGGCGATTGACTAATACGGCCACACTTACCACGGCTTGAAACATCCCCGGAAAGAGCTTTGCGAAAGGCTTTGTAATTCCCATGTGGAAAAAATGTATCAGGATAAAAAGGACGGAACAACGGTATTTTGTGGGTATGTTATCGGTGGGTTATGGTTGCAGCTGTACGAGGTTCAGCCGGTAGAAAAGGCGGTGTAATATGGTAATTGTGGCCGTTCTGCTATTCCCTATTATGGTATTATTCGATTGTGTGAGAAAGAACAAATAATAAAGCCCCTTGTAAGGCCGTGTAAGCCTTGCAAGGGGTTTCTTTATGTCCTGATACTGGCCCTATATATAACGGCTCTTGTGCGGCCTTGTGTGGCCTATTACAAGGGCTTTTATTGTGTTCCCTCTGGTATGATCTGCAAGCTGCAAGGATTTTCAATTAAAATTTTCCTTGATTTTGAAATTGAAATTGGTTTTGACCGGGGCATGATTGCAATAAATCAATGTTTTTTTTTCCTTTTCGTGTGGCTGATCTGCTCGAACCGGAGCGGGGGATATACGAGCCGGAGCCGGGGCGGGGTGAGTGCCGAAAATTCCGACAAAAATAAAAAGGCTTTATTTCAAGCGAATTGTTGTCAATATAACTCTTGACAATAAAACTCTTTATGCTATAATAATCCACAAGGAGCGTGATAGTATGAGAGGCCGTGAAATTCTAAAAGCCATCATGAAAGCAACCGGGATTTCCAATGCTGTTTTAGCAAAAAGACTCAATGTAAGCAATGCTACTATCTGGGAAAGACTTAACAACAAAAATGTAAAAGATATTCCAGTATCTCTCCTGAGTGAAATGGTAAGAGCCATGGACTATAAAGTGGTAGTTGTCCCTGCCACATCTCGTCTACCAGAGGGTGGATTTGAGGTTACTTCAAATGATGAAAAGAAATATGATCTCACTTCTCTTCTCTCCACCGATATACCCTCAGAAGAGTCCCCTATCAGCAAAGGAGGTAAAATCAAACTCACTTAACAATCGTTAAGGAGGCGTTGATTAGAAATGAAATATGGCTATGGCCGGGTCAGTTCTAAAGGTCAGAAATTATATGGCACATCATATCAGGAGCAGAAGGATATTCTTTTAGAGCATGGTGTACCAGAGGAAAACATTTACACCGACACATATACCGGCAAGAAAATGAGCCGTGAAGGGTTTGACAAGGTTCTGTCCTTATTGGCTTCCGGTGACGAGTTGATAGTGTGCAAGCTGGATAGACTTGCCAGAACAGCTGCGGAAGGGTCATTGCTGGTAAAACAACTGGTAGACATGGGCGTTAAGGTGAATATCCTGAATATGGGTGTTGCGGATAACACGCCCATGGGTAGGCTGATGGTAACAGTGCTATTCGCCTTTGCCGAGTACGAGCGGGATATGATTGTGGAAAGAACCTCTGCTGGAAAAGCATATAAGCGGGAACATGAGCCGTCCTATCGTGAAGGGAGAAAGCCAATCTCTATTGACCGGGTGCAATTTCAGAAAATCGCTCAAAAACAAAAAGACGGTTCCATGACTGTGAGAGATTGTTGCAGAGAACTTAGCATAAGCCGTTCTACATGGTACAATTTGGTAAGAAAGGAAGCCCGAGTATGAAAAAATATCTGTATCTCGTCTTTTCATTTATGCTATTGGGTCTTTGCTCTTGCACTGTTTCTTCTGAGAGTGAACAACCTACTACGGAAACTTCGGCACAGACCATTTACAAAGACCAATATGTTGAGGTAAAATTTGAAGGAGTTGGAGAATTACCCTCTATTGATGGAATGTCAGCAATAAACTTGACCCTTAAAAATCTTGGTGATGAAGAAATAACGGTCTTGTTTATGGACTCTTCTGTGAATGGTACAATGGTGCAGTTTGTAAGTGGTGTACCGGCCACAATGCAAGGTGGAAAAGAAATCGTATATACTTTGAGTTTTAATAATGAAACTGCTGGTATTTCTGATTATAGTGAGATTGATGAATTGGAATTTTCGTTATCCGTTAATGACGCAAATTTTGCTGAGATTAGTAGAAGCGAATTGTTGACAGTAGAAATATCATCATAAGCAAACAGGCTCTTTCAATAGGGAAGAGTAACAGCCACTACGGGCTATCGGAGAAATCCGGTAGCCCTTATTTTTTTGGAGGTCATTATGGTAGTAAATATTTTGGGAACAGAGTACACAGTCAACCTTGTCACCGAACAGGCCGAGCCAAGGCTTGAAGGGTGTGACGGCTTTTGTGACGAAACTACGAAAGAGATCGTGGTAGAGAATTATAAGCGAGGTCAGCAGGGCGAAAAGGGCCGGTTGGAGATACAGGAGAAGAAAAATATCCGGCATGAGATTGTTCATGCTTTTCTGTTTGAAAGCGGACTGGCTGAGAACAGTGAGTGGGCGCAGAACGAGGAAATGGTAGATTGGTTTGCTTGTCAGGCTCCCAAGATTTATGCGGCCTTTCGAGCGGCAGGAGCGATTTGAGGTGAAGTATAATGGATTATCGTAAGATCGCAGATGGCATTCAGAGATATATCGAAAACAAGCCAAATGACCACACGGCCTATGTTGACTTGTTATCCCTGTGCCGTCAGTGGGAGGAAGAGGATTTTCAGAGCGCACATGGCTTGAATGGTGAGCTGCGGCGGCTCTGTGCCAGACAACTACGCCTTGTTTCCCCGAAAGAGGCGGACAAATTCTATGAGGTATGGCGGAAGAGTCTTCTCTTTGACGCTCCCTATAAGTTTGACGCTTTCATGACCTATATCGAACTTGACCGGAAGCCGGAGAAGCGGTTCTATGCTCCCAGGCGGCACTACCTGAAACCCATGGTGCAGGGGTTCCAAGATGTACTTGACGGAAAACTGCGTCTTTTGACAATATCCATGCCAAAAAGAGCGGGTAAGTCACAAACTGGTATCAATTTTGTCAATATGCTCTCTGGGAAGTACCCTGACCGGTCAACTCTGATGGAAGGAACGGGAGATGACCTTGTAAAGAGCTTCTACAACGGGTGTCTGGAATATCTGATTACTCCCAATGAGTATCTGTTCTATGATGTGTTCCCGGAGTCCCGGTTGGTGCAGACCGGAGCGGACACTAAGATTATCAATCTGAAATCCAAGTCCCGGTTCCCCACTATTATGTGTCGTTCTATTGACGCTCGACAGGTAGGTTTGTCTGAGGCTACCAATGTTCTCTATCTGGATGACTGTGTGGAAGGTCGTGAAGAGGCAAAGAACCGCCAGCGGCTCGATGATAAATGGGAAGTGATCTCCGGCGATATTATGGGCCGTGCCATTGAGGGTACTCCCATGGTCTTCACCGGTACTCGATACTCTATCTATGACCCTATTGGCCGTATTCAGGAACACGCTCAGAGAGAGGGTTGGTCTTGGAGGGCTATTGAAATCCCGGCTCTTGACCCGATCACGGACGAAAGCAATTATGAGTATGAGCGTGAAGGGCAGAAGGTGTTCACCACGGCTTATTTCCGGGAGCAGAGAGAACTTCTGTCTGCGGAGCAGTTTGAGAGTGAGTTCCAGCAACAGCCCTTTGAGGCGAAGGGTCTTCTGTTCAACAAAGATGAACTGAATTATTTCTTCGAGTTGCCCCCTGACCGGGAACCGGACACCATCATTGCCGTAGGTGATACCGCAGAGAGCGGTTCTGACTCCACCTCTATGCCGGTTGCGGTCATCTATGGTACAGAGGTCTACATTGTCGATGTGGTCTTTGATGACGCTCCCGCCGAGGTGACAAAGCCTGAGTGTGCCAAGTGCCTGATCTCGAACAAGGTTGCCTCTGCCACCTTTGAGGCGAACAATGCTGGTCAGTATTATGCCAGAGATGTAGCGGAGATCATTCGCCAGCACGGATATTCGATTGGCATTCGGACAAAGAGGACGATTTCAAACAAACAGACCCGGATTGAATTCGCCTCCGACAACATCAAGAAGAATTTCTACTTCAAACACCCCTCTACCTATAAGCGGGGAAGCCAGTATTGGAATTTCATGAAGGAATTGACCACTTATACCAGAAGCGGAAAGGTGCCTCACGATGACGCTCCTGACTCCCTGGCCCTGTTGGAAAATGAAATTCGTATGCTGACCGGGAGTAAGATCGAGGTATTCAAGCGTCCCTGTTGAAAGAAATTTTTGACTTTTGCACTCTCCAATGGTATTCTAAAAGATTAGGCATTGACAAGCATTGGAGTATTCGATATAATGAACAGTGATGAAGTAGGTAGAGGGGAGGTGTCTTTGCGGAATGAAGCCTCTGTGCGGTCGTAGAGTGATTTATACCGATGTAGAGGAAATCACGGATGGAAATGTTGTGAGTGTTCTGCAAAAGGCACTCGCTATCCACCTTCAAAATCGGGCTGAGATTGATTATCTCTACCGGTATTACAAGGGAGATCAGCCCATTCTTTACCGAAGGAAAGAGGTTCGGCCTGAAATCAATAACACTGTGGTTGAAAACCGGGCCAATGAGATTGTTTCCTTCAAGGTCGGCTATCTGATGGGAGAGCCGGTTCAGTATGTCGCTCGTGGTGACGATAAGGCCGTTGCTGAAAGTGTGACCAGACTGAACGATTATATGCTCTCTGAGGATAAAGCTGCCAAGGACAAGGAGTTGGCGGATTGGTCGCATATTGCTGGTACTTCTTACCGTATGGTTCTCCCTGATGGAGAAGCCAATGCGGAAGAGGACGAGTGCCCCGCAGAGATTTTCACCCTTGACCCTCGATATTCTTTCGTGGTGTACGGCACTTCCCTTGGGACTCCGGCCAAGATGGGTGTGAAGTATGTTCTGCTGGAAGACGGTACCCTCCTGTTCAGCTGCTACACGCATAATCACTTTTTCGAGATCACGAATACTTGGAATATCCAGCGGAGCGAAGAGCAGATTTTGGGTATTCCTATCATCGAATATCCGGCGAACAATGCTCGTCTGGGTGCCTTTGAGATTGTGCTTCCCCTGCTGGACGCTATCAATACCGTAGAGTCTAACCGGCTGGATGGCGTGGAGCAGTTCATTCAGGCCCTCATGCTCTTCCACAATGTGGACATTACCTCTGAGGATTATAAAGAGCTGCGGGAAGAGGGAGCAATCAAATTCAAGGATATTGACCCCTCCCTAAAGGCGGAAATTCAGTATTTGACCGCTGAGTTAAATCAAAGCCAGACTCAAACACTGGTGGACGATATGTATGATACCGTCCTTACGATCTGCGGAATGCCGAACCGTAATGGTGGTTCTTCCACCAGTGATACCGGTTCCGCAGTCATCATGCGGGATGGTTGGTCGGCGGCAGAAGCCAGAGCCAAGGACAGTGAACTGATGTTCAAGAAGTCCGAGAAGGAGTTCTTAAAGCTCCTGCTTCGGATTTGTAGTGATCTTGGGGACTTAGAGTTGAAGTTGTCGGCGGTGGAAATTCGGTTTACCCGCCGTAATTATGAGAACATTACCGAAAAGGCGAATGTTCTGATCGCTATGCTGAATAACTCCAAGATCGCTCCGCAGCTGGCCTTTACCCATTGTGGTATGTTCACTGACCCGCAGATTGCTTACAACATGAGTATGGAGTACGCAAAGGAGCAGGAGAAGAAAGCCTTAGAGCTTGCTTCTAAGCAGAACCCGGATGGAGGGAATGGTGGAAATGAACCCGGAGGTCAAAAGTCCGGCTCTGGTGACACCGGAGGCGGTTCAGACGATGAATGAAATCCTTTCCCGTGGCAAGGGTGTTGAACTTGCCGTGAGAAATGGTAGGCTGGTTCTCTGGGAAACAGCCAGCAAAAAGAAATATGAGGCCGTTATAGCGAGATAACGGTAACAGCCATTACGGGCTATTGGTGAGAGTGGAAACGCTCTTGCCGATAGCCCGTTTTGTTTTTGATTTTAATGCCGTAAGGCTTGAAATGGTCAGTGAAGACCTAAAAACGCAAAAGGGAGAAAACCCTACCAAAAACGGAAAATAGTGCTGAGGGAACAGCCTTGTTAAACGCAGGAGGTATTTGTTATGGCAAAGATTGACACCAGTTTGATCGAAGGTTATGCGGACATGACCCCGGAACAGAAGCTCGCCGCTTTGGAGGCTTTTGAGTACGAGGATAATGCCGCAGAGCTGGAAAAGCAGAAGAACGCTCTTTCCAAGGCAAATTCTGAGGCCGCTGAGTGGAAGCGTAAGCACAATGCTCTTCTGTCCGAAGAGGAAAAGAAGAAGCAGGAGGACGCTGACAAGTTGGCCCAGATGGAACAAGAGCTTGCCGATCTCCGTAAGGGTAAGACCGTTTCGGAGTATAAGGCCAAGTTCGTTGCTCAGGGCTACGATGAAGCTCTGGCTGAGGAAACCGCTCAGGCCTTTGCCGATGGTGACAGTGCCAAGGTCTTTGCCAATCAGAGCAAGTTCCTCGAAGAGTATGCGAAGAAGGTCAAAGCTGACGCTTTGAAGAAGACCCCCAAGCCTACTCCCGGTGCTGGTTCTGGTGGCGGTGCGATTGACTACGACAAGAAGATTGAAGAGGCACAGAAGAACGGCGATCTGGCCGCTGTTGCCTACTACAACCGCCTGAGAGCGCAGGAAGAGGCTGAACAGAACAAGTCTTGACAGTAAAGGAGAATGACTCATGGCAGATGTTTTTGCTACCAGTTTTGGAGTATTGAACTACTCCGGTATGCTCTTCAACAAGGGCAATACCCGGTGCCCCCTGTCCTCCATCATCGGCGGCAGGGCGAAGACCACCAATCATGTTGAGTTCGTGACCGGTCAGGAGTACACCACCGGAGGCGGCGCACAGCCCTCTATCAGTGAAACTGCCTCCCTGACCGCCCCTGACGCTACCGTTGTCACCCGGACTCAGAAGACCAATGTGACTCAGATTTTCCAGGAGTCCGTAGGCATTTCCTATGCCAAGCAGTCCAATATGGGTACTCTGAGCGGCCTGAATGTGGCCGGTCAGCAGGCTAACCCGATCAATGAGCTGGACTTCCAGGTTGCGGCGAAAATGCAGAAGGTCAACCGGGACATTGAGTTTACCTTCATTCAGGGCACCTACAACAAGGCCAACTCTGACGCTACCGTGAACAAGACCCGTGGACTGGTGGAGGCCATTACCACCAATGTCACCGCCATGTCCAGCAAGCCTCTCGGCCTGTGGGATATTGCCGACATGGTGAAGAAGATTTACGGTGCCAATGCCCCCACCGATGGCCTGTGCCTGTGGTGTGACGCTGTGACTCTGTTCCAGGTCAACGCTGACGCTGTGCAGAACGGTCTTACTGTGGTTCCCGCCGCTCGGGAGATCAATGGTATCGCTCTGTCCAGTGTGGTTACTCCCATCGGTGTTGTCTACCTGTACCTGGGCGAGTGTCTTCCTGCTGGTACGGCTCTGCTTCTGAACCTGAATGTGATTGCTCCCGTTTATCAGCCTGTTCCCGGTAAGGGCAATTTCTTCCTGGAGCCTCTTGCCAAGGTTGGTGCCGGTGAGAAGTATCAGCTCTTCGGTCAGATCGGCCTTGACCACGGCCCCGAGTGGTATCACGGCAAGTTTACCGGTATCTCTACCGAGTTCACCGCTCCCACTTACAGCCGTAGCGTGTATGTGGCGAATGCGGCTGACTTCCCCGGTGGTTCTGCGGGTTAAAGAGAAATTTTGATGGAAAGGGATGACAGAAATCATGACTGACGCTGAAAAACTGTCCATGTTGAAGACCATGACCGGCGAAACAGATGAAGCCATGCTTTCTGTCTACCTTTCTATCGCCGCAAATAAGGTTTGCCGGAGGGCTTATCCCTTTGACGAAATTGTTACCACCGTTCCGCCCCGGTATGACTTCAATCAGGTAGAGATTGCAGCTTACCTTGTGAATAAGCGTGGTGCGGAGGGAGAAACGGCGCACAGTGAGAATGGTATTTCCCGTTCCTATGAGGATGGAGATGTACCGCCTACCCTGTTGCGTGAGATAGTTCCCTTTGCCAGCGTCATCAAGGGGGACTCGACCTCATGAAGATCATGGAGCGTAATAAATCGTCCTATTGGTACTTGCTTTATGACAAGAAAGAGCCGGTTCGGGACGAGGACGGTAATGAAACAGGAGATAGCCGTGTGGTCTATAAGGCCGCTGTCCAGCGTCGGGATAATGTGTCGGCGGCTACCGGTTCGGCTCAGGTGGAGCAGTTTGGTAATTTCATCTCCTATGACAAGGTGATTGTCACTGATGATCTCTCTTGCCCCATTGATGAAAATACCGTGCTGTTTGTTGATAAAGAGCCGGAATATGACGCTGACGATAATCCCCTCTATGACTACATCGTGCGGCGTGTGGCTAAGAGTCTAAATTCCATCTCCTACGCTATAAGCAAGGTGACGGTATCGTGAAGACGATTAAAGTACCTCTGTCCGTGGCCGGGATTGACAATGCCATTCGGGAGCTTGAACGCTACCAGAATTGGTTGAAAACCCGAGCGAACCTTCTGCTTGATCGGCTGGCCCAAGAGGGATTGTCTGTCGCTTCGGCCAATTTTGCGAAAGCGGAATATGACGGAACGAATGATGTTTCTGTGTCTGTTGAGCAAAGGGCAACCGGAGCCAGAGCGATTGTCGCTGTTGGTGCCTCTGTCCTTTTCATTGAATTCGGAACAGGTGTTGTTTACCCAGACAATCACCCGGAAGCTGCGGAACACGGTATGCGCCGTGGAGAGTATGGAGCCGGTCATGGTAAGCAACAGACATGGGGTTACTACGGTGAAGCCGGTACGAATGGTGTTGAGTTCACCAAACCGAACGGGAATACCGTAGTCCTCACACACGGCAACCCGGCCAATATGTCTATGTATGAAACCGTAAAGCATTTAGAAGGGGTTTTGCCCCGGCTGGCTCAGGAGGTGTTTCGATGATTGATGTAGAAAATCAGATTTATACACCGATTGCCGAAGCCCTTCGGGAAGCCTTTCCGGGTATTGACACAAGCGGGGAATATGTCAAAGCCCCTTCCGCCTTTCCCCATGTAAGCATTGTGGAGCAGGACAATTACCCCACACTGACTCACCTGAGTACCAGTGACAGCGAAGAGTATGCCACGATCATGTATGAGGTAAATGTCTACTCCAATAAGTCTTCTGGGAAAAAGGCACAGTGCCGGAGCATTATGAAAGTCATTGATGATCTCATGTACCGGCGCAACTTCACTCGCATTTCCCTTTCCCCAGTTCCCAATTTAGAGAACGCAACAATTTACCGTCTGGTGGCCCGGTATCGGGCTGAAACGGATGGTGTAAATCTTTACAGGAGGTAACAGAAATGGCAATTAGCACCTACAAGGTCTTCCTTATGAAGAAGGGCACCGAGCCTGACACCTATGAAAAGCTGGTTGACATTAAGGAGTTTCCTGATCTGGGCGGCGAGCCTGAAATGCTGGAAACTACCACGCTGTCTGACAATATGCAGACCTATATTGCCGGTATTCAGTCCCTCGATGGTCTGTCCTTTACCGCTAACTATGATATGACCGATTTTCAGAAGCTCAAGGCTCTGGAAGGTAAGACCGATAGTTACGCTGTCTGGTTTGGTGGTCAGGAGAGCGGCGGTGTTGTGACTCCTGATGGCTCTAACGGCAAGTTCGAGTTTGACGGCCAGTTGTCCGTCTATCCCGTTGGCGGCGGCGTGAATGAGGTTGTGGACATGAACATCTCCATTGCCCCTTCCACCCCGATCACTTTCTCTGCTGAGTAATCACAATCGGCCTGAATGATAAGGAGGATTTATCATGGCTAAGACACTGACAATTAAAGACCCCGTTTCCGGCGAGAGTTATACGCTGGAATACACCCGCAAGACCGTTGAAACGATGGAGAAGCAGGGCTTTATTGCGGAAGATGTTGAGCGTAAGCCCATGACCATGCTTCCCGCTCTGTTTGCTGGTGCGTTCCTTGCACACCACCGCTGGGTCAAGAAAGATGTGGTTGACCGCATTTACGCTCGTCTGCCCCGTAAAGACGAGCTTCTGCCTAAGCTGGTGGAGATGTATAACGAACCCATTCTGTCCCTCATGGAAGAGCCTGAGCAGAATGGTGATGACGAGGGAAACATGGACTGGACTGCGAACTGGTAAGCGAGTCGCAGTCCGATAATCTGGGGGGCGGTGGCGGCAATCGCCCCGCTCCCCGTTTCGCTTACGAGCGGTTTTACGAGTTGTTTCCGTACTATCTTGCTATCGGAATGACCTATGAGCAGTTCTGGGAACAGGACTGTGATCTGGTTAAATATTATCGCAAAGCTGCGCAAATTCGGCAGGACTTAAAAAATCAAGAGGCTTGGTTACAAGGGGCTTATTTTTATGAAGCATTGGCCGATGTTTCTCCTATTTTAAGAGCGTTTGCAAAAAAAGGGTCAAAAGCTCGGCCATATCCGAAAAAGCCTTTTGATTTGAATGGTCGAGGCGATAAAACCGAGCAAAAGAAAGCCGAAGAGAAAAGTGACGATAAGGCAAAGAAATATATGGAAGCCTTTGCACTTGCTCATAACAGGAAATTTCAAGAGCAGAAGGGTGGTGGAGTAAATGGCCGATAATGTTGAAATTCAGGGCTTAGAGTTTCAAATTCAGGAGAACAGTGAAGGTGCTGTTTCCGGGATTAACAATCTCAAAAAGGCTCTGAGCGGTTTGAAGGGTGCTACTGGTGCCAGTGTTACCGGCCTGAATGCTACCAGTAAGAGTATTCGGGAATTGAAGAATGCCCTTTCCGGTCTGAATAGCGGAGATGTGTCTAAGAAGTTGACTCAGATCGCTACGGGTCTGAAAGCCTTGGAGTCGGCCAAGAACATTAAGATTTCCAGTTCTATTGCCAATCAGTTAAACGCCCTGAATGCGGCTCTGGCAAATGTCCGGTGGACGGACGGCGATAAGCTCAGAACCCTTGCTGATGGCCTGCGTCCCCTGTCTGAGTTGGGTAAGGCCAATATGACCACCTTTATCAATCAGCTCAAAAAGCTCCCTACCGTGATTGAGGAATTGGAAAAGGCTGATATTGATAAGTTTACCCAGCAGATGAAAGAATTGGCCGCAGCTATGAAGCCCTTTGCGGATGAAATGCAGAAAGTGTCCAATGGCTTCTCTGCGTTCCCTTCGAGAATTCAAAGGCTGATTAGAAGCACGGAGCAGTATAACGGAACAGTCAGACGGGCTACCAATAGTACCAGCGCATGGAACAAAGTAGCAAACGGCCTGAAATTCGGCACGATGATTTATGGCCTAAGTCGGTTGGCCTCTATGATCGGCACGGCTATCACAAAGTCCAATGAGTATCAGGAGAATTTGAACCTGTTCACTGTGGCTATGGGTGAATATGTTCAGGAAGCCTTTGACTACGGACAGGCCGTAAGTGAGGTTCTTGGTATTGACCTATCTGACTGGATTAGAAATCAGGGTGTGTTCAATACCCTTCTGACCGGTTTTGGTGACACGGCGGAGAGAGCGGCCCTTATGAGTAAGAACCTGACTCAGCTGGGTTATGACCTATCCTCTTTCTTCAACATTTCTGTTGAGGACGCAATGCAGAAGTTACAGTCCGGTATCTCCGGTGAGTTGGAGCCGTTACGCCGGTTGGGTTACGATCTCTCTCAGGCCCGGTTGGAAGCCGTTGCCCTGTCCCTGGGAATTGATAAGAGCGTTATGTCCATGACTCAGGCTGAAAAGGCCGAGTTGCGGTACTACGCTATCATGACTCAGGTGACTACCGCCCAGGGGGATTTGGCAAGAACCTTGGAGTCCCCTGCCAATCAGCTTCGTATTCTGTCCGCTCAATTTAATATGGCGGCACGATCCATCGGCAATATCTTCATCCCGGCTCTGAATGCTATTCTTCCCTATGCAATCGCTGTTGTTGAAGTTATCCGGGAGATCGCTGACGCAATCGCCTCTCTGTTTGGGTTCGAGTTAACTGAGGTTGATTACTCCGGTATCACGGCAGGAGCCAGCGGAGCCGGTAGCATGGCCGACAGTCTTGATGAAGCTGCGGGAGCGGCTAAGAAGTTGAAGCAGTACACCGCTGGGTTTGATGAACTGAATGTGTTTTCTCCTGATAGCGGAAGTGCCGGTTCCGGTGTTGGGGCCGGAGGCGGTAACGGCTTTGATTTCGAGCTTCCCGAGTATGACTTTATCGGGGAAGCAATTCAAACACGAGTCGGTGAAATTAAAGCCATGATTGAGAATAGCCTTGCGGATATAACCGCTGTGGTTTCCGGCTTTTCCTTGGCTATCGGAACAATTATGGTTTTGACCGGTGCAAATATTCCTCTTGGATTGGGGCTTATGGTCATGGGAGCAGCTGGCCTTGTCGGTACGATTTCTGCAAATTGGGGGAGCATGAACGGTCAACTGGCAAGCACTCTTGCTACGATTACCGGTATGCTGGGAGGCTTCTTCCTTGCTCTTGGTGCGCTTCTGACATTTACAGGGGCAAATGTACCTCTTGGCATTGCTTTAATGGCGGTTGGAGCAGTAAGCCTTGTTACTGCGGTAGCTGTGAACTGGCACGCAAGCGACACACCGTTAAAGGACGCACTTGCCACTCTGACCGCTATCGTAGGGGGTTCCCTTTTAGCAGTAGGCGCACTTTTGGCGTTTAGTGGAGGGAGCGTTCCCCTTGGCATTGCACTTATGGCGGCTGGTGCTATTTCGATTGTAGGCTCTGCGGCCTTGAATTGGAACGGCATGAATGAACAGATCGGAACAATCATTGGCACTCTTACTGGTATGGTAAGCGGTGCATTGCTTGCTTTGGGTGCGCTCTTTGTGTTTACCGGAGTAAGTTTGCCTCTTGGTCTTGCTCTCTTAGCGGCTGGTGCTGTAAGCCTTGTGACTTCGGCAACCGTAAATTGGCAGTCTACGAATGATACCATGTCTACCGTTTTGGGAACGCTGACTGCTATTGTCGGAGGCGCAATGCTGGCTGTTGGTGCGTTACTGACTTTTGGAGGTGTAAACCTTCCTCTCGGTCTGGCTCTTATGGCGGCTGGTGCTATTTCACTGGTTACTGCGGCTGTGGTTGACTGGACATTTGTAGTCACTACGGTAAAAACAATTTTGCAAGAAATTGGAATTGCCGCTGGTGCCGCTTTACTGGCTCTCGGTGTCATGCTGACATTAAGCGGAGGTGCCCTACCTCTCGGTATCGGTTTGATTGCCGCTGGTGCCGCCACTCTTGCGGCGGGTGTGGCTCTGAACTGGAACTACATTCTGACTACAATCAAAAATGTTCTGAAAGAAATCGGAATTGCCGCTGGTGGAGCATTAGTTGCACTCGGCCTCATGCTAATTGTGACCGGTGTTGGATTACCTCTCGGTATCGGCCTCCTTTTAGCAGGTGCCGCAACAATGGCCACATCGGTAGCACTAAATTGGGATTTCTTTGCAGATAAAATCCAGCAAATGCTTGACGGCATTACAGCTGTTTTCAAAGGCTTCGTTAATGGAGGACTTGGGTTATTCGAGAATTTCATTAACGGTGTAATTGGTATCGTCAACAATGTTATCAGCTTCATAAACGGTCTGGTAGGAATTTTGGGTATTCACATTGATCTTATCCCGGAAGTATCTATCCCAAGACTTGCTACTGGTGGCTTCGTTGATGAAGGCCAGCTCTTTATCGCAAATGAGGCCGGAGCAGAGATGGTCGGTGCCATGGGGCGAAGAACAGTTGTAGCCAATAACGAACAGATTGTGGAAGGTATCTCCGCAGGCGTAACCGTTGCCAATGATGGCGTGATCGCCGCTATCTACGCACTCATGAACCTCATTGAGGACAAGGATTTGTCGGTGTCCATCGGTGATGATGTGATTGGCCGGTCTTATGACCGGTACAGCAGAAACAGAGGTGTCCGTGTGAACAGCGGAGCATTCTCGAACGCTTACTAAGGGGGTAGGGATATATGGCTTCTTTCATCAAGATCAACGGTCGTGATTATCCCTGCCCCCGAAGGGGCTTAGAAATGATGGTCGCTACCATAGTGGACTCTGCCCGGAATGCAAATGCCGTGGTAGTAGGACAGGTAGTAGGCCGTGAACAGCAGAAGTTAAACAATTTGGAATGGGCTTATCTGACTGCGGAACAGTGGTCGGCTATTTTGAAAGAGTTCTCCAATTTCTATGTAACAGTCAGTTACCCGGACATGGTGAACAACACATGGACTACCCGGAAGATGTACCCCGGAGATCGTACCGCAGAGCCGTTCCACCTTGACCCTGTGACACAATTACCCATTGACTACATTAACTGTAAGGTCAATCTCATTGACTGTGGTGAACCGCTCTAAGGAGGGATAGGAGCATGAAATCTGTCAGCAACGCTTATAAGGCCAGCATGAAAGCCATGCTCCGAAATCGTTCCTATGTCCGTATCACCTTCGGCAATGTGGACACCACCGCAGCTACGGACGGCGAGTGGGAAAGCAATGGGGCGGCAAGTATCTCTGAATTTGAAACGGTGGATTATGCCTACCAGTATGGAGATACCTATGTGTCTTTAGAGTTGAACCGCTGGGCTTTGGACGGAAAGAGTCTGCTTGTCCCTACCGGGGAAGATGTGCAAGACGGCTTTATTTCGAGCCTCATGAGTGACGCAGAGGGGAATTTCACTACCCCTCCGGTCATTACACGGGAGTTTTCCCTAAAGCACATCTTCCCCGGCCTGACCCTGACCTTTGACACCAGACAGCAGGAATGGCCGCTGGAAGTAACCGCTGATTTCTACCTGAATGGAGAAGTGGTAGACACCCAGACGGTTTCCATTACCAGTGTTCAGACCACGATCAGCACCACGGCTACGGAAGTGGATAAGGTAACAATCACCTTTGACCGGTGCTTGCCCTACCGCAGACCCCGTTTGGAGAATGTGCTTTACGGCCTGAATGTCCAATTCGTGAACAAGGATATTGTTTCCACTCAGCAGAAGCATGATGTTGACCCCCTGAGTCGGAGATTGCCGACAGAAACAATGCAGTTCACGATCTTGGATTATGAACACAAATATGACCCGGACAACCCGGCTGGTATCTACGCCTATGTGGATAAGAATTCTCCCATTGAAATCCAATTCGGCTATGAGTTACCGGACGGCTCTGTGGAGTGGTTGAAGCCGGATAATTATGTGTTGAATGCCAAGCCAAGCGCACAGAACAATCAAGCCACCTTCAACGGCACCGGCCTGATCGGGAGTCTGACCGGAACTTTCTACAAGAGTAAGCTGGGTTCCAAGAGCCTTTACAACATGGCCGAAGAGGTTCTTTTAGACGCAGGGTTGACCTTGACGGAGCAGGGGACAAATCCTTGGGAGATTGATGAAGCCTTAAAGGATATGTTCACTACGGCGGCTCTCCCCATCGACACTCACATGAACTGCTTGCAGCTGATCGCTCATGCGGCTTGTTGCCGCCTCTATACGGACGATGACAATATCATCCATATCAGACCATTCGGAGTCACGGTCATCGGCATATACAACGGCGTATGGGCCGACAACGGCCATGTTTGGTTCAGTGAGTGGGACACGATTGATAAGGGCAACACAGCAGAGAATACCTACGCCACTTTCGAGTTGAACCGGTGGACGCTGGGTGGTGACAGTCAGATCATTCTTCCCGACAGCAATGCCGGTCAGAGAGGTTATATCAGTGAGGCCATGACCGGAGCGGACGGGTCTTTCACAAATCCTCCGGTCTTTACAAAGACCTTCGATGTGCCTCACGATCTCCCGGTCTTGGCAATTCGCTTTGATACGGTACTCAATGAATTTCCCGGTACGGTTCAGGTGAAATATTACCACGATGATACTCTGCTTGATACCCAGACCGCAGCTATTGACTCCGTGGAAGTGTATGTGTCCTCCAATCTGGCAATCGAGTGTACCAAAATTGAGGTGACCATGATCGGGAACCTCCCCTACCGGAGAGGCCGAGTCACAAAGGTCTATTACCGGGAAACTGATTTCACTCTGGACTTTACCTCCATTGGAGAGAACAGCCAGAAGATTTCCAAGATTGACGAGTTGAAATCTGTTTCTGTTGCTCGGTATTCCTACACGGCCTCCAATGACACTTCCACACTTTATGAGGGAACGACCACCGAAACTGAGCTTCATGTTGAGTTCTCTGGTCTTGCACAAGATGTTCAAATCTCTGTATTTGGTGGGACATTGGTATCTTCCAATATCTACGCCAGAGCTGCGGACTTAGTGTTATCCTCCGGCACTAAGACCGTAACGATCACAGGCAAAACACTGACTGAGAATTCGGTGGTCGTTTCCTACCCCGTTGCTCAGTCCGGCGAGATCGACAAGGAGGAAAACCCCCTTATCACCAATGATACGATGTGTCAGGCTCTTGCCAATCATGTAAAGAGTTATCTGCAAATGCGGAACACCTATGAGGCCAATTACCGGGGCAACCCGGAAATGGAAGTGGGTGACATTATCGGTTTGCAGACCCTTTACACTGACGAAATGGACGCTCTTATCTTGGTGGATGAAATCACTTTTGACGGCTCTTTGAGCGGAAAGATGACGGTGAAAGGCTTGATATGAGTGTTATTGACAATCTGATTTTTGACCGAACCCAAGCCGATGTAGACCGTGTATTTGAACTGAAAAACAAAATCTTGACCGGGGGAGGGCTTTCTGCCCTCACCTCGGAAGAGCAGTCCGAATACATGGCCGGGATGAAAGGGGCTTATAACTACACCGATTTCAACCGGATTGGGGAGGCAATCTCCTATCTGGTAGAACGCATGAAAGCCCTGGCTATCTACGATGACAGCATTATCCCGAAGGTGGATTGGGCGGTGGGAGATTGGCCCACGCAGAGTCAGATTTCCAATCTTCTGACCTGTCTGACCAAACTGAGAGCCAAACTCAATCTACCGGCAAATGCCCCTTCTGTCCCTGGGTCTATGGACTACATGACCTATCAACTGGCAAATGACATTGAGCAGTTGCTTTTCATGATCGACAGCAGAGTGACACAAACAACCGCTCCCTTCCCCTACACAGGGGTTCGGTACTGCGGACAATAACAAGGAGGAACATGAAACGCTATGAAAGACACCACCATCAAAGGCAACGGAAAATCCAGTATTATTCGGGCACCTTCCGATATGCCTGCTACCTTCGAGGAATGGAGGCAACAGCTGATCGCCGGAAACGGCTACTTAGATGTTGTTCTAAATACCGACACCACCGGTGCAAACGCCGGTTGTGATGTGGTGGGAACACCTCTGAGTAAAGCAAATCTGCTGGATGACACTACGAAAGCGGCACTGGAACTGGATGGGGCTGACCCCACGGTGAATGACGCTCTCTACGCCCTGAGCCAGAAGGGTTCTCCGGCTGAGTGCCATGTCTATGCCGATAACGGCACCACCGTCACCATGACCAAGGGGGACACTGTTCTTTCCGCTGTGGCCTCTGGTGGAGAAGCCGTTCTCTATCCCGCCGAGCTGGGAGATTGGTCTATCAAATACACCTACGGCGGCTCTCAGAAGACCAAGACCTATACGCTGGAAGTCATTGGCATTGTGTATGTCTACCCCTTCAATATCACGGGCACCTTGGAGCAGACCGATTGGTCTGAAATCGCTCTGTGTTCTCAGTTCGGACAGGCCAAGAATTATTTCTCCGTGGGCGATCAGAAGACCGTCAGCATTAACGGTACGAACTACAAGGTTCAGATTATCGGCTTTGACCACGATCAGTTGACTTCTGGTGGAATGGCCGGTATCACCTTCCAGCTTGTGGACTGCTTCAATCAGACCGCTCAGATGAACAGTTCTAACACGAACGCCGGTGGCTGGAACAGTTCTGCCATGCGTACTCGAATGAGTACTTACCTGAGTCAGTTACCCGCAGCTCTGCGAAATGTCATCAAGACGGTCAATAAGCGGACTTCCGCTGGCAATCAGTCCTCTTCTATCCAGACTACTCAGGATAAGTTGTTCCTGCTGTCTGAGATTGAGATTTTCGGTGCTACCACCTACTCTTTTGCTGGTGAAGGTACTCAGTATGAGTATTATGCCGCTGGAAACACCACGATCAAAAAGGTCAATGGTTCTGCGTACAACTGGTGGGAGCGTTCGCCTCGTAGCGACAACACCAACTATTTCTGCTGTGTGGACAACTCGGGTAACGCCAACGATTACATCGCCAGCTACTCGTATGGTGTGTCCTTCGGCTTCTGCGTTTAATCTGTCATCCACAAAAATCCCGCCCCGGAAGGGGCGGTGTAGGAGGGTAAAATGTCAGTCCCAAAATTTATGCGGGGAGAAAGCAATGTGCAGTTCATTGAAACCGCAAGGAGATTGGAACTTCACGCTTTCTCCGTAGTCACCAAAGCACCGAAAAGGTACGGCCCATACCTTCTCTATCCGATCATGCACCTGTGTTCTACGGTTCATGACGAGGTGAGAGCGGCCAATAACATCTACCCCACAAACAAGCATGAAGCACAAATGCGCCGGGACTGTCTTACCAGAGCCAATATTGCCCTGCAAAACCTCAGTCCGAAGTTAGCCCTTCTCTATGACGCTATTCTCCAAAACCCAGAAAAGTACCCTTGGATTGACCACGCTATTCAGGAGTTCGGAGAGTATATCGTAGATGAAGCCAAGCTGATTTCCAGTGTGAAGAAATCTGATCGGAAAAGGTATAAAGACCTTCCTGATTAGTTTTCTCTAATATGGGTCAAGTCCTGTTAAACCTTGCCTGTTCTGCGAACAACTGGTGGGAGCGTTCGCCTAATAGCGACAACACCAACAATTTCTGCAATGTGAACAACTCGGGTAACGCCAACAATAACAACGCCAGCAACTCGAATGGTGTGTCCTTCGGACTCTGCAACTTCGTATAGGTCAGTCGTAGTAACCCCATTGGGTGAAATCAGTACCTTTTGCAGAGGGAGGACTTGTACCCTGCCTATTGGCTAAAACTTCCGGGCACATCGTTTGAAATGCGCCCTCCCCGAAAGGGGCACTCCGATGTAATCAGCCGGACGCTTCTTGCATGGTGAGTGATTGTACGGTAGCTCATTTCATGGCTGGTATTACTACGCAGTTAGAACCCGTACCCCACAATCATACTGTACGGAGGGAAATCTTTTTCATGACCAGTGCGGAGAGAAGAGAAATCCGTTATCAAAGAAGAAAGGCCAAACGGGAAGAGGCTCGCAGAAAGCGAAGTATGGCCTGTGGGGATTTTGAAGAGGTCTTTTCTTTTCGACACCTATATCTTTCGGGAAAGAAGTGCTGTAAAGGTGTTTATTGGAAATCTTCTACACAACGCTATATCGGCAATATCATCCCGAACATTGCCCTGACAGCGAGATCGCTGAACGAGGGTAATTTCTACCACCGTGGCTTCCATGAGTTCACCATCATGGAGCGTGGTAAGAAACGGTATATCCGCTCTGTCCATATCACAGAACGGGCCGTGCAAAAGTGCCTGTGCGATTACTGCATTGTTCCGATTTATTCATCTTCTTTCATCTATGACAACTCGGCCAGTTTGAAACACCGTGGTATGGACTTCGCCCTGCGGCGTATGATCTGCCACTTGCAGAAGCACTATCGGAAACATGGTCTGGCCGGTGGCATTCTGATTTTTGACTTCAAGAGTTATTTCGATGAAGCACCACATGACCCCTTAGCTGCGGAAGCAAAGCGGCGGCTCCATGATGACCGTGTACGCTCCCTGCATGACAGCTTCATTGCGGATTTCGGGCCAGTGGGCTTAGGGCTTGGAAGTCAAATCTCTCAGACAAATGCCCTGCTTCTTCCAAGTCCGATTGACCACTATTTCAAGGAAAAACTTCGTATTAAAGGCTACGCCCGGTATATGGACGATGGATATGCCATTCATGAGGACATTGATTTTCTCAGAACCGAAGGAATGTTTGGGCTGGAAGAGATGACCCGGAAGTTAGGTCTGCGGCTAAATTGGAAGAAAACTCGGGTTATTCCGCTGGCTGATTTCTACCGGTGGTTGAAGACCAAATTCATTCTCACCTCGAGCGGCAAGGTCATTTTGAAGATGAACCCTGACTCTACCAAGATCATTCGGCGTAAGCTGCGAACCTTTCATGGAAAGTGGGAAAGAGGTGAGATGACGGTTGCGGACATTCGGAGTTCCGTAGAGAGTTATCACGGGCACCTGAAGCGAGGAAACAGTTTTAAGGTGCGAGAGAACACCAATCAGTATTTCAAATTCATGTTCGGCTTCTATCCGAACAAGAAAGGCTGGGAAAGAAATGTATCGAATTCTCAAAGATGGAACACCTCTGGCAACGGTGACAACCCCTGTGTGGGTCAAAATGCAGAACAACGGGTGCTACGGCCTATGCACAGAGGAACAGGCACACGGCATTGTGATCGAGGGGTCTGTGTACCACATTGAGGGTAGGAGTGAACTGGAAGGAAAAGAAACCGTGAGCGTGACCACGATCAGCGAGGTTGCCTACCAGAAGGAGCAAGAGGCCATTCTTAAAGGCAAGGCAGAACAGGCCGATGTGGACGCTATTGCGGCGGCAATCGAGAGGGGGTTATCTCTGTGAACGAGAAAATGTTGAACGCTCTGTCCAGTGCAATTTATATGTCCCGGCTCATGCTGGAAGGGAAACAGGTTGAGGACGATGACCAGAAGATCAAGGCTTCCGGGCTTTACCTCGATTGGGTGAAAGGAAATCACACTGTCGGAGAAATTTTCAACACCCATGCCGGGGACGGCCTTGGCTCTGAATGGGAGCAGACCTGGGAGTGTTTTCAGGCTTACGACAATGCGGTGTACCCGGACATTGTTCCCGGAAATGCCGCATGGTACACCTTCAACCGGCCTCTGCATGGCAAAAGCCCGGACACGGCCCGTCCCTATGTTCCTGTTCAGGGCGCACATGATATGTACCGCCAGGGAGAGTTTATGGTATGGACGGACGGGAATATCTACGAGTGTATTGACCCGAATGGGACTGCTTATAGCCCCGGAGATTACGCCGCCGCTTGGCAGAAATGGGAGGGCTGATAATGGAGGCTATCATTGTCGCACTTGTTTCCGGTGGGATTACTCTGGTGGGAGTCTTGATCGCCAACAGTAAAACTCAGGCCGTTATGGACACCAAACTGGAAGAGTTGACCCGTGAAGTCCGGGAACACAACAATTTTGCCAAGCGAATGCCCGTGGTAGAGGAACAAATCAAGGTCATCAATCATCGGATTTCTGACTTAGAAGAGTTCCATAAGCCGGATTGACTGAAATGATTTAGTGTACCCACAAAATAATTTTAGTGTATCTTAGTGAGTTTAGTGATAAATCTAAGGCTTTTGCAGAAAAGTCCTCTATATAGAGCGTTCTATAAGAGGGTTTATACACGAAAAATGAAAAATGGGCGGTAAAATTGCCCTCAATCCCTTGTGGCGCAAGGGCTTTCGGTAGTGGGAGATTTATCACTAAAATACTCACTAAAATTGGAAAGGAGATTATCATGGAAAACATCATTAAGCGTCTGTCCACTCTTCTGTCCGTCAAGAGTCTGGTTACACTGGCTCTTACCGCTGTATTTGCGTACATGGCGTGTACCAATCAAATCAGTCAGGACTTCATGACCATCTATGCGGTCATCATTGCGTTCTACTTCGGCACTCAGAGCCAGCGTACACAAGACCTGATGGACAGTGCCGGTAAGGAGGAATAAGCCATGATGAAAGCAAGTGAACTGGTCAGCAAGGCCATTGACATTGCGAAGAACTACAAGACGCTGTATGTCATGGGGTGCTTCGGTGCCCCCATGACTTCGGCCAATAAGAAGCGGTACACCACCAATCACTCCTACAACAAAGCTGCGGCTCGGGTGAAGATGATTAACGCCGCTTCTGAGGACACCTTTGGTTTTGACTGTGTGTGTCTTATCAAGGGTATCTTATGGGGCTGGGATGGCGATAAGAACGCTACCTATGGCGGTGCCAAGTATGCCTCCAACAATGTTCCCGATATTGGGGCAGACAGCATGATTAAGAAGTGTCCTGACGCTTCTACCACCGGCTGGGACAGCATGGAGGTCGGTGAGGTGGTATGGACTACCGGCCATATCGGTATCTACATCGGTGACGGTCTGGCTGTCGAGTGTACGCCCAAGTGGAAGAACTGTGTGCAGATCACCGCTGTTGCCAATATCGGCTCCAAGAGCGGCTACAACGCCCGGACATGGAAGAAGCATGGTCATATCCCCTATGTGGAGTACAGCGGCCAGACGGAGGCTCCTACGCCCGATAAAGACACTCCTTCTACTCCCGCTTCCGGTAAGGAGGTCAAGGCTACCGGTGTGGCTACCGGTTTTGACAAATCTCTGGCGGGGACTTATCCCGTGCCCGCCGCAAGCGGCCTGAATGTGCGGAATGCAGCTGGCACGAACAACAAAGTGCTGGTGGCTATCCCCAAGGGTACTAAGGTTCAGAACTACGGTTACTACACTCTGGTAGGCGGCGTGAAGTGGCTGTATGTGAAGTTCACCTACAACGGCGTGACCTATATCGGATTTGCGTCTGCGTCCTACTTGAAGAAGTGAGGTTAAGATCATGAGCGGCAAGCGAGTAGCCAAGAAGCCGAAGAAGAATATCAAGAAGAGAACCCTCTTCACGGTTTTCTCTATGTTTAATCTGTTCTGGTACACCGTGGCCGTTCTGGTTGCCAATTTCCACGACCACATGATTTCCTCAGAATTGACCGTGGCATGGTTCTCAGCGTGGACGGTGGAATTGGCCCTGCTGTTTGGTATCAAGATCAAGGACAAGTCTTCCGAGGATGACGCTGTGGGGTGATAAAATGCAAGTGCTGACAGACCTGACATTGGACAAGCTGATAAATCTGTATGTCGGTATCGTGACCCACGATAAGAAGCAGCTCATTGAATGGGATGACCACCGGAGAACCCCGCTCTATGAGTTGAAGAAGAGAACTTTGGCTCAGGACACTATGATACTTGGGGCACTTCGATGTGCCAAGGCCAACGGATTTACCGGCGAAGAGGGTTGA